TGCATATCCGGATGATACCCAACTGGCGTGATGACGTGCTGTGGGAACTGGCTCAGGAGATAAAAACACTATTAGCCAAGGAGAACCCCCATGTGTCATCAACCTCTAAGTGACAAAGGCTGGCTACGCCAATACTGGCCTCAGCACCGCCAAGATCATCTGGAGCGCTTTATCAGCCAGATAGTCAAGCGCCTGAATTACTGCCAAAACCCGACCGCCCGGCAACTGGAAGCCGTGCGCCTGGCTGCTTATCGAGACATGACCGGGGCGGTTGAATGAGAATTGACCTAACACCACAAATCGTCGATAACCTAATCCGCGAATTCAAATTTAAAGCCGTTGGCGAACACCTGCGCGAAGGCGTTTGCCCGGCCTGCGGCAAAAAAACACTCTGGACCTGGGCAGCCAAGCCCGGCATGGTGCAGTGCAACCGCACCAACAACTGCACCTGGACTGCTACCAGCAAAGAATTGTTCCCGGAATTATTCGTAGACCTGAACAAAAAATACCCGGCCACTCCGGAAACCCCAAACCAGACCGCCGATGCCTACCTGTCGCTAATCCGTGGCTTTGATCCGGAACACATTAAAGGCTGGTACGAGCAAGGCAAATACTGGCACCCGCACGGCGACAAAGGCACCGCGTCGGTGCGTTTTTACCTGGATGAAGCCCTTACCATCATGTGGGAACGGCTGATCGATGACGTCACCATCACCCAAGAAGACGGCAGCAAGGAAGTCCGCAACAAAAGCTTCAAAGGCAGCTTTCGCGGCCTTTGGTGGCAACCGCCCGGCTTTGAGATTAATGAAAAGGACGAGATCTACTGGTGCGAAGGCATCCTCGACGCTATCGCCTTGAACTTGTCCGGCTTTAAAGCCGTGGCGATCATGTCTTCAGGAACATTCCCCAGCGAAGCCATAAAGCCACACCTGGGCAAACAGGTTAAATGGGTTATCGCCGTCGATAACGATTCCACCGGTCGTCGCTGCCTGAAAAAACATGCCGATAAACTGCGCGACATGAAAGAACTGGTCGCGGCAGCAATGTCCAGCGAATACGAAGACAAACAAGACTGGAACGACCTGTACAAAGCCGGAAAGCTTACCGAAAAGGACATGAAGGAGTACCGGCACCTCGGCAGAGTCGAACTGGCGCAAAACTATTTTGAAAAGGCGATGACCTTATGGAAACACAACATCAAGAAAAAATACTTTGTGTTTGTGTTCGGCAACTCGACCTATTCCTTCTCGATTGACGATAACGAGTTCGAAAAAGCCAAAACCAAAATACTCGAAACCAGTCCGGAAAAAAGTTTAAGGGCGGAAAAAGAAGCATTCACCCACGCCAGCAAAATAAAAGAAATCGCCACCTTTAAAATGGACTTTCTGTATTTCCAAAAGCCCGACAACGGCGAAGACGGCCAGTATTTCTTCCGCTTCAACTTCAGCAACAAAGCCGCCGAAGTACAACTACCGTTCGGCGGAAAAACCTTCGGCGGTGCCGGCGACTTTAAAAAGTCCGTTATGCAACTCACCCCATCGGCCCTATTCACCGGCTCGACCAAAGACCTGGACTACATGTATCGAGACTGGATGGGCCGCATCCCCAAGATCGTCAAAACCCTGGACTTCGTCGGCTACGACAGCAGCACCGGCGCTTACGTGTACCTTGATCATGCCGTCGAAAACGGCCAGATCATCAAACTGAACAAAGAATCATTTTTCCAACTGAAAAAAACCGGCATCAAAACCACCGTGGACATCAAACAAAAGCTCAACACTCAGCTGGTCGCCGACTGGTTGCCCGATTATCAATCCGCATTCGGCACCGGCGGCATGGTCGCCTTATCGTGGTGGTTCGGCTGCCTATTTGTCGAGCAGATCCGCCAGCAACACCGCAGCTATCCGTTTTTTGAAGTAGTCGGCGAAGCCGGTTCCGGAAAGTCGGATATGGTCGACTTCCTGTGGAAACTGCTGGGCCGCGAGGGCGAATCATTCAACCCCAACAGCTCCACGCTGGCAGGCCGCACCCGCAAAATGGCCGAAGTGTCCAACCTGCCGGTCGTCTTCAACGAAACCGATAACGAGAAAGTCGCAGAAGACCGGCACATGAAAGCCTTTAACTGGGACGAACAAAAAGACCTGTTCGACGGCGAGTTCGGACGAGTCACCGGCGTTAAATCGCAGGACAACAGCACCAAAAAACCGACCTTTAAAGCCGGGCTGATGATCGTACAGAACATCCCCGTCGTCGCGTCCGAAGCCATTATGAGCCGTATCACTCATCTACAGTTCGACCGATCGCATCACTCGATCGAGGGCAAGCACGCCTCCGACCGTCTTAACATGCTGCCGGTTATGGACGTGTCCGGATTCCTGATGCATAGCATCACCCGGGCCGATGCCATACTGCTTAAGTTTAACGAACAGTTCACCAAGCACCGCAAGACCTTGCAGGCCAATCCAAAAATTAATCTAGCGCGAATCATGGATAACCACGCCAAGATCATGGCCTTCGCCGATTGCCTGACACTGGTATTGCCGATCTCCGCTGCCGCCATTGCCGACATCCACCGCGCCTTAATCACCATGGCTGAAACCCGGCAGGAATCGTTAAACGAAGAACACCCGGTCGTGCAGCAGTTCTGGGCCACGTTCGATTACATGAACAGCAAGGCGCAGTGGTCGGAAAATGGCGACGTGTACGCAGAGAACGTCATGAACCACTCAAGCAACCCGGACACGGAAATCGCCGTCAACCTGGAACACTTCCGCGCGCGCTGCGGCGAAATGAAACAGGAACTGATCGACAGCAAAGACCTGCGCCGCCACCTTCCGACCAGCAGAAAGCGGCAGTATTTAAGAAACGAAGCGATCCGGTCCAGGCTTGAAGGCCGGACGATTCGGTGTTGGATTTTTAAGCGTTGAGGAAAAGTTAAGTAGCTCATATGAAGCTTGCGAAATACGGGAATTCAACCCCTGAAATTCTGGATTCATTCATGTAATCTTTAACTGACATACTTTTTTAAACACTTCTAGGATAATGTCACCTAATTAAGATTGTAGAACCGTCTTACAATAGAATAAAGGTACGCACTGCGTACCTACTTGACTGTGTAGTGCGTAGGCTGGGCTGACGCAAGGAAGCCCAACAGATCGGAGCCGGGAAGTGTTGGGCTTCGTACCTCAGCCCAACCTAGAGCTAAAGAGTTATAGACACAACCCTGCAAATGGAATAAATATTCATGGCAAGACTTACTTATGGCGAATTGAATTTATTGAAAGAAAAATTAGATGAGCTAATTGATTCAGCCAATAAAGTACTTACTAATCTTCAAGAGAAGGATTCTGAGTTTACTACTTCCGTCAATACAATAAACGCGCAACTAACCAAGGCAAATGAAACTAGCGGAGAAATTGAAGCGTTAGAACAAACAGCAGAGGAAACAACCACTACTATTACAGACCTACAAAAAACTGCTAATTCAGATTATGAAAAAATAAAACAATTAGCAGAGAAATCGGCAGAAATATCGAAGTCAATATCAGCTCAAGAGTCAAAGCTTAAAGCTCTAACGGACAAATCAGAACAATTGAAAATTACAATTGAGGATCTTTTACCAGGAGCAACAAGTGCAGGATTAGCATCTGCGTTCCGAGAAAGAAAAGAGTCTTTCAAAGTTCCTAAAATTTTATGGGGAATAGTTTTTATTCTATCAATGTTAGCTTTATTTTTTGTTGCATATTTTGATCCTGTCTCATTTGAAAAAGTCACATTGACACATGAAATGATTTTTTCATATTTTCTCGTAAGAATACCTTTCATAGTCCCAATTATTTGGTTAGCTATATATGCCGGCAGAAGACATAGTCAAGCTTTGCGCTTAGAAGAAGATTATGCTCACAAAGAAGCCTTATCAAAATCATTCGAAGGATACAAAAACCAGCTAATCGAAATAGAGAAAGGATCAGAGGGTAAAGACGCGACATTGAGCCTTATCGAAAGAACACTGGTAGCACTGTCACTGCATCCGGGCAGAATATATCAAGGTAAACATGAAGATATCTCTCCTTTGAATTCATTAAGCAGTTTAAATATATTTACCCCTAAAAAAAGTGCCGACGCTGACTCATAATTAACAACCGATTCATTAAGTCAGGTAGGGTACGCACCACGTACCTTTTTGGGAATTGAACCAACGGATAACTTTGAAAAAGGTACGCGGTGCGTACCCTACGGAACTGTAACTTTATAGTCGATAAAGGCACAACAGTGACATTCAGCGATTAACCTACTAATAACCGGAGCCCTTTGCTGCCAATGCAGCAGTCTTTGACTGCTGCATTGGCAGCAAAGTGTTGGGCTTCGTACCTCAGCCTAGCCTACATGACTTAAAACATGGATGCATTAATAGACACTCAAATATTATCAACGCACTTCAAGCACGGTAGTGGTTTGTTACCAAGTGGTAATTACATATCATCCATCACCGCAAACGAGTTCCTATGGGTATACCGAAAAGACTCAAACAAACCCGATTACTATATTTTCCATCCATCACGGTTTGTCGGAATAAGTGGCATTGGTCACTATTTATATCCATCAGAACATTATAAAAATAAAAAATGGGCAAAACTGGGAGCGCATCGCACGGATCAAATAATCATTGACTTCAATAACCAGTTTCCAGCATACAAGGAGTTCGGCTTAGAAGCTGTAGCATCAATAATAAATGAACACCAAATCAATATTTTTGAACTTAGCATTGCACATATTGAAAAAAAGAAAAGAAGGTACTTACGAGAACGAATTCAGTTTTTGGTTAGCACCGGTTACAAGTGTATCCCACCCAATTTAACTACGGCTTCAATAGCAATGGACTTGTTTGCCAAGTTCATTGAACAACATAACAGTAAAGAAGATCTGCGCAATAGTATTAATGATATTATTATTCTCGCCACCGCTGCTGAGAAAAAAATGCTTCTTGTTTCAAAAGACAGTCTTTTAAATAGATTTGCAGCCAAAGAATGCAATGTCGTATTAAAAGAGGTAAAGGGCACATTAGAACTAGATTTTAGTGCGCCCAAAAGTGTTGAGAGAATGAATTTTTCAGAAAGTAAAGGCTATGTGAACCGAGGGTGGTCTTACTCTGTTCGTAACGGTAATTCAGTATATGGGTGCTAAAAATCACATGCATCCAAACGGCAAAAAAGCGCCGCTCATTCCTAGCTCTGCTTTTTGCTGCCTATGATGTGAGTTGTTATTCATTGTCCGCTTAGGGGCGATTAGAGACAGTCAATTTCTGATGAAGAACCCTTCGTTCCCTCTACATCCACCGCCTTATTTACCCATTAATAAAAACCAGCCGCAAACTAATCTGATTTCGCACTGGCAAAATCCAGCGCCGGGATTGGTCTTCTGAATTTAGTAGCTGCACCGCAGTATCCATGCGGTTTTTGTGCCTAGCGCTCGGCTGCCCATTATGACGAGCTGGCCGGTGCTACTCCCGGTAGAGCTGAACGAAGTTGTAGTAGTTGTAGTTGTAGTTGTAGTTGTAGTAGTTGTATGCAAGAACCACTAAATTGAATTACAATGGAATCTAACTTACTGGAAGTTAACCATCCAAGCTTTTAGCTCTTTATAAGATTCAGAGCCTAGCAAAGCTTAAAACAATAGAAGAGAGCAGCATATGAGTGCTATTACACATGACTATATTGATGTAAGCCAATTAGAAGTGGATGCTTTAAGTAAATCACTTACTTTGCATTTAATTGACTCAACATACGCAATTCTTTCTATCACAGGGCAAACATTTGCCATGTATATCAACTCGAAATTGTTGTTAAAAGATGTTTTAAAGGAAGTAAAATCCAGTAGCAAAGCTATTGATGATGATCAGCTCGTAGATAAATTACAGCTGATACAGAATAAAGTTAAAGACTCTTATCACAAATTAGGCGATTTTCTCGAAACTGGAAAATTCACTAATCCGCTTAGCAAGATATTCTTCCCTTTGAACCGCTGGTTATTAAGAAATATATTTAATCACTTTGATCTGATAATCACTAACATTACAGAGCATGATGTGGATATAGAGGATAGTTATTCTCAATCTTTTGATTCTGTTGATGATTTAATGAAACATCTTAATTCATGACACTAACTGGTTCAGGTGGTGTTGTTATTAAAACGATAACACCATCAACATCATTCGAGAGACAATTTAAAAAACTGCCGCAAGATATAAAAAAGATCCTTCCTGATGTATTCAGGGATCTTCTGAAAGATCCACGGCCACCAGGACTTGGGTTCGAAAAGTTAAAGGGCTACAAAAAGCCAAATATTTACACTGTTCACATTACCGGTAACTATAAACTGTCATTCGAAATTAATGGCTCCGACGCAAAGCTACGCTGTGTTGGCAATCATAATGATATTGATCGACGACCATAAAGCGGTAAGACCGATAAACTCTGTATGATGAATTATCTAGTCGCAAATCCCCCTCTACAAAAAGCCCTTTACCAATCTACCCCATCCCACCAACCATCTTCTTTATCCATTGACAAAACCCAACCCGCAGGCTAATCTGATCCTGCACTGGCAAAATCCAGTGCCGGGATTGGTCTCCCGAATATCTGCGGCACAGCCGCATTCTCGCGGTTTTTTTGTGCCTGGCGTTCAGCTGTCTATTATGGCGGGCTGGGCGGAGCAGCCGTAAGGCTGGCCGGACGCAGGTACCGGTAGACCAACTTCGTTCAGTCCGCCACCCAATGTTTGGTCTCATTGGTAGCGGGTTTCTAACTTATTAGGAGATACCTGCATGAATAATCAACTAAAAACCCTCGCCAACCCGTTTCAATTTGCCGACCTTGACGTTCGCACCGCTATCGATGAGCAAAACGAAGTGTGGTTTTGCGCCAAAGATGTCTGCGATATTTTGGACATTACCTGGAACGGTAGCACCCTCGAAAACATGCCGGAAAAGTGCAAAGGTATGCTGAAACTCCGCACCCCTTCCGCCGAAAATGGACGTGGCGGCGGCGAACAAAACGCCGTTTTCATCAACGAAGCCGGTCTTTATCGGCTGATCTTTCGCTCTAACAAACCCAAAGCGGAACAGTTCGCAGACTGGGTTTATGAAGAAGTGCTGCCGGCCATCCGCAAGCACGGATTTTTCGGCGCCCTACCCGCCAAAGACTACATCGCCGTGGTTAAGCAGATATCCCAATTAACCGACCAGCTCACCGACACCAAAAACGCTTTTACTCACCAACTACTGATCAAACCCTTGCGTAACCTCTGCAACATGGCCGGTCACCCGATGCCCGATATTAAACTGATCAGCCAACAAATCGACCAGCTAGACTTATTCGCAGGTGCCAACCATGAATAGCGCACCCGAAGGCGGCCTAAACAAACTGCAATACGCCATCCACGCCCTGGACGGCATCAACCACGGCATCACCGCCGCCCTAGAAACCCACAGCGCCATCACGCCAATGCAAATCTACTGCATGCTGAATCTGGTCAGCGGGGCATTGACTCAAAGTTTGTCCGAATTAAGCGAAGAGTAGTAATTTTGCTGTGTCCGGGGGCGGAGGCGATCCGCCCCTACATCATCTAAACCGGCGATTAAAACTGAGCAGCCCTTCTCAGCCTGCCGCTCTCTATTTTGGTAAGCCATGTAGGGTGCGCACCGCGCACCCAATTACCCAATCCAATCAACCTGGGCCGCCAGCACTTTGCGCTGGTCCGGCTTCAGGTTATTGATCAAATGGGCGGCAATTTGCAGCGTGGTTTTCTGGGGTGGGTTGAGGTCGTGCTTGTAGGCCAAGGTAAATACAAAACTGGCCCCGCACTCGCGGGTATTCAGGCAGACGCAATAAAGATCCTTAACGGTATCGCTCATTGCATTACTGGACGTAATCTTGGCTTTTTGGGAACAATGTGGACACACTACGCGCATTTAGTTTCTCCGCTGTTTAGCGGATTATAGCAAACTAACACCTGATTTTAGGTGTTTTGACGTATAGGATTACGATTAAATCTACCCATCATGTTTCAACCATTGCGAGTATTCGCTCGCAATGGTCAAGGTCAATGCCTAGGTTAGCGAACGCTAACCCGACCTATGCACTAAATCAGTCCTTCCAAGAACTCATATACTCAATCAACTCCTCGCTGGCTACGTCAACCTCGCTGGACAAAGATTCAGTTAGCACATTAACCAGCGCATAGACGCTTGCGCCATCGACAGGCGATCCGTCGCGCGGGATTGCCTCCTTGGCGAACTTGAGCGCCGTAATAACTTCTTTGATAGGCGCGAAACGTTTGTTGACCTCGTCAGCTACAAATGTTCTTTCCATCGTTTATCTCCTTAAAATAAATGATCATATTTTAAGGCAAAACAGCCGACGGCTTGCATGTGCCATTAATGACTTACAGATTACGCATAATTGTCATGCCGCGTTGGACTGCTTCTTCCAGTCCGGTTCCCTAAACGCCACGGCCGTGCGGCCCAGCTGCTCGTTGATCCCCAAAAACACCCGCTGCATCGCCGTCACCTCAAGCTCGTAATAAACCTCCATACTCTTTTGCAGGTCGCCAAAGCCGCCGATATTGGCCGGCATGATCGCCACCAATCCAGGATAAACCCGGTGCATGGCCAGCATATCCATTTCGGCTATCTCCTTGATCGCCTGGAACTCGTCCTTGCTGCCAATGTTGCCGACCGGGATGATCTGGACCGGTTCTTTGTTGTTGCTGCGCGGAATGTTCAGGTACAGACTGCGGAAATTACCCGGCCCTTTCGCCTGCTTGACCTGGTCCTCTATCTTTTTGGCGGTCGCATCGTCCAGATTGGCGTCTGTCGTGACCAGGATATAGCCCATGTGCGCCCCGTTGACATAGTATTTGCGCCTAAATAGCGTCGCATCCTCGCTGAGCAGCACCGATTGAATGCCGCCAAAATATTGCGGCACGCCGTACACGCCCTGTTTAACATCGTGCTCCTTGATGTGCAGCACTTCGCCGGGCTTGAACTCGACTTTTGTACCGTCGATGTTCAGTTTAAAAAATACATCCGGCGTTTTACCGGCCCGCATGGCAATGCCGGGCAATCGTGCCAGGCGCAGCACATTGCCGAAGCGGTCGGTGAATTTCTGGAAATAAGCATTAGACAACACAAAATAATCCAGCGCGGCTTTGGCCAACTCGTCCGAGGATAATAGAGCGGACGGGATAAACCATTGCACGATCCGGTCTTTTTTAAAATGCAGGATCGGCCCGTGGTAGGCATTGGCATTCATCAGGTTGGCAAGCCCCGTTAAATCGACCGGCGGCCGGTAATAATCGCCACCGATGTCCAGGAACGTGCCCAGGTAATCAGTCATGCGGTTGCTGAGCGCCGGCTCCGGATCGCCGAAAGAAAAGACCAGCGATTTTTCTGTAGAGGCCACAGCGTCGCCATTGCTATTAAACGCTCCGGCGATGGTTTTTACCCGGCTTATTAAGTTTTCTATCATTTTTTTGCCTTACCCCTGCGAATCAGTTACTAAAAGTCACAGTCGTCTTCCGACCGTCGTTGTTAATCGGCTCATAAATCAGCGCGTGCATGATCGACCAAGCCACATCGGCGTGGCCCGATTCAACGCTGCGGCTGCTGGCGTAGGTAATCAAGCCGCTGCCGGTCGTGGTCTTGGTAATCATCAAAAACGCACGGGTAATCTCATGGTCCCCGGCCTTGTACTTAAACCGGCTGTTCTCGATCACATCCAGCGCCTTAACCACCAGCCGGGTTTTCATCTCCATGCTGTAATGGATCGGCGTCACCAGCGGGTACCAATCCTGGACCAGCTCAAACACGCCGTGGCCGATGCCGGTGGTATCGATGCCGATATGCTGCACGTTATGCGCCTCGCGCACGTCTTTAATGCGGTTGCTCTGGTACTGAAAATTCTGGCCGTGATAGCTGTCGGTGCGCAGCACTCGCCACGCCTCGCCCGGTATCAACGGAATGCCCAGCGCCGCCAAACTGGCGTTGTCCCGTGTGCGGCTTGGATCGTAACCCAGCGACACCGGCTTATTAGCAAACGGCCGCGCGTTGTCCGGCTTGTAGTCAGGCCATTGATCCACGTCCACGGTGCAAGCCAGCAATTTCGACAGGTTAAACACCGACTGGCTGTCATCAATAAATTTGCACATAAACAAATTATCGAAATCATCCGAGCTGTATTCGTCCTGCAGCTCATCGATGTCGAACAGATCGCAGCCTTGCGCTTCCGCATCCTTGACCGTGACCATGTGCCGCCATTTCTTATCCGGCCCGTACCAGCCGTTTTTCAGATTGGCGTGACTGATGTCGAACTCGGCTTTGTTATTATCGGCACGGCGCTGGTTGTACATCTCTCCGGACCATTCAGAATAAGCCTCATGACTGATCGCCGATGGCGTCGAAAACTTGGTAATGCGCCATTTCTTATGCGCCGCCATGCCGCTGGCCACTTTGTTGAGCTTTTTGTAATTGGGTATCCAAAAAACCTCGTCAATGTACAAATGCCCGTGGTACGACTGCGCGGTGTTGCTGTTTGTCGATAAAAAGCGCAGCTCGGCGCCGTTGGACAGGATAATGACGCCCTGCCCTTTCAGCTCGACATCAAAATACTTTTGCGCAAAGGCGATGATGTACGCCTTAAACACCTCGGCCTGGTCGCGAGACGCCGACAGGAAAATACAGTTATCGCCGGTACGCACCGCCCGGTCGAAGGCTTCAAACGCAAAATAAAACGTTGCCCCGATCTGCCTGGATTTCAGGATCAGCCGGATCCGGTCGTCTCTGTGCTGATACCAAAGCTGCTGGTACTCAAAAAACAGCTCTTCGCGGACCTTATCCAGCGTTTCCGGCGTAATGCCTGATATGTCGTTTTTGGCCTTCTTCTCGCGCTTTTTGCCTTTTGCCTGGCGTGGCCTGTCCTGGTCGCCGCCAGAATCCGGTTCCCGGTAATTCGCTTCACCCGGAATACTGCCGTAAATCGGCAAGCCCTTTTCGATCGCTGAAGCTTCGGCTTTGATCTTGATCGCCACAGCATGATCTTTCTGCATCTTGCCGAAGGTTTCAACCAGGCGGATGAACTCGTTCAGCTCGGCATCGGTTTTGTTTTCCCGTTCGGACAGAATGTTAATGCGCCGAGACAGCGCAATTTCAACCGTATCCGGAGGACAAAAACTGTCCCAATCCTCGTTTTTTATCCAGTTGTACAGCGTGCGTTCGGTCACGCCGGTTTCGCGCTCGATTTCGGTCACGGTGTAGCCGCGCACGAACAGCTGCTTTGCCGTCTGTTTCAACTCCTCCGAATAGCGCCTTGCCATAATGTCCCTTACTAAAGATTTACGTCGATTTTAAGGGGATTTTTGACAGTTCAGCAGAGTATTTAATCCTTAAAATTCCTATATTTAGCTATTAGAAACGACTAGGAACGGCTCCCGTTGTTTTGCGTAAAAAATTAGGTAATCTGAGCACCAACAACACAGTTTTTCGAGTGGATCATGACATTACAAACTGAATATTTACGAATTGGCCGTAGCGGCCCAACGGTCGACGGAAGAGTCATCCAAGAAGAATGGATCGACCAAGCGGCTGCAACCTACGATCCGAAAAACAAATATTCCGCCAAAATCTGGCCAGACCATAACCGCTATGTCAATTACGGTAAGGTTTTAGGTGTTCGAGCAGAAAAAAACGAAGAAGGCGGAAAAGACTTATACGCAATATTAGAGCCGAACGCGTTTTACCAATCTGACGTTCGCTATGGACAAAAAGTGCATTTCAGCATGGAAATCACCCCGGATTTCGCCAAGACCGGTAAAGCCTATCTAACCGGATTGGGTGCTACAGACGATCCGGCCAGCCTCGCCACCAGCGAGATCAAATTCAGTAAATACGCCGAGCAAGCCGGTGTTTTTCGAGCCGACTTTGTGGCGTCAGAGGCCAAAACTTTCGAAGATCCAGCCCAAACCACGCTGCTGGACCAAATCAGAGCCCTTTTCAAAAACCAACCCCACGAGGACGAAGACATGGCAGATAAAGCCGCATTGCAACAACTAAGCACGGAAATGGCGGCGCTCAAGGAAATGTTCGCCAAAGCGTTTCCTCAAGCTGACGAAAAAAAGCCGGAAGCAAAGCCAGACGATCTGACAACGCAATTCGCCACGCTGAAACAAAGCCACGACGAGCTGCTTGAAAAATTCAACGCCTTAAACAAACCGGCCGACGAAAAACCGGATGCAGCCGCGCTGAAAACATTGCAGGAGCAATTCAGCGCATTAGAGCAAAAACTTTCCGATGCATTAAAAGAGCAACCCGGCACCGATGCCGGCCAGCATTTTAGTACGACTGACACCGTGCAAACTGATTGCTAACCATTAATTATTAACCGGCTAAAAATAAAGGACTAGAAATGAGACCTGAAACCCGCAAAAAATTCGATGCGTATGAAACGCGAATCGCCGAACTGAATGGAATATCGGACGTCAGCAAAAAGTTCACTGTCGCCCCATCGGTACAGCAAACCCTAGAAACCAAGATGCAAGAAAGCTCCGAGTTTCTATCAAAAATTAACATAGTCCCCGTATCCGAACAGGAAGGCGAGAAATTAGGCCTGAACATTTCAAGCCCAATCGCCAGCACGACTAACACCGAAACCACAGACCGGGCACCGACCGATCCTACATCTCTTGATTCCGACGGTTACCGTTGCACCCAAACCAACTCGGATACCCTGCTGAAATACAGCAAACTGGATATGTGGGCAAAGTTTCCGGATTTTCAAAACCGCATTCGCGATGCCATCTTAAAGCGCCAAGCGCTTGATCGCATCATGATCGGGTTCAATGGCACCAGCCGGGCGGCAACCAGTAACAAAGTTACTAACCCTTTGCTGCAAGACGTCAACATCGGCTGGCTGCAAAAATACCGTGCTAATGCACCGGCTCGTGTGATGGACGAAGGCGCTAATGCTGGTGTTATTCGCGTCGGCACAGCTGCCGGAAAAGATTACATCAATCTGGACGCGCTCGTATTCGACGCCGTTAATGAGCTGATCGATGCCTGGCACCAAGAATCAACGGATATGGTTGTTATTTGCGGTCGAGCGTTGTTGGCGGACAAATATTTCCCGCTGATCAACAAGGACAACGCGGCGACAGAACAACTGGCGACCGACATCATCGTCAGCCAAAAACGCATCGGCGCATTGCCTGCTGCACGAGTACCGTCTTTCCCTGCCAACTCAATGTTTATCACCACGTTCGAAAACCTGAGCATCTATTGGCAAGAAAATACTCGCCGCAGAACCATTGTCGATAACGCAAAACGCGACCAAATCGAAAACTACGAATCCAGCAACGACGCTTATGTGGTTGAAGACTACGGCGCTGGCTGCTTGATCGAAAACATCGCTTACACCTGGGCATAATCATGACTAGCCCAGCAAGAAGACATTTAGAGCGTAAGGCTAACGGTGAAAAAGCCGTTAGCACGAAATCCTCAGTATCTGAGAAGGCCCAAACCTTACGAGTACCGAAAGGAGCCGACCAAGCCACGCTGGAGCACTACCAAGCAGCAATGTCAGCCGATCTGGCCAAGCTATCAGGCATTAACGACATCGTCGAAAAAGCCAAGGCCAAGGCCATGATGCTGGCAACCTATTTGCCGTTTGTGAACGATTACATCAGCAAGGGCGAGAACTACCCGAACGACATTGCCGTTAGGGTCTGCATCTGGCTGTTCGACATCCTCGACATCGAGCGCGCGTTAAACCTGGCCTTTGTGCTGATCAAGCAGAACCAGGTCACGCCGCCGAAATTCGACCGCGACCTGACGACCTTTGTTTGTGATGCGGTGTACGACTGGGCCAATACGCTATTGAAACTGGAGCAATCGGCCAGCCCGTATCTGGATGCGGTCGTAGCGACAATGGATAACGATAAATGGTCATTGTCGCCGCCGGTACAGTCGAAAATGTACGCCATGCTGGCCAAGCACAAACAACGCGAAGGCAACTGGTCGATGTGCCTGGCGCTGTGCGAAAAGTCCGAACAAGTCAATCCTGAAGGCGCCGGCGTCAAGACCATGAAAAAAGCCGCATTAGCAGCGTTGGAGAAACTAAAACCGGCTTCTGAAGCATCTGAAGAAAAGGCCGAGGCTAATCCGGAAAACGCTGGCGATAAAGACAGTAAAGACGAAGCGCCGGACACCGAACAACAGAACTCGGAGCAATCCGAATAACGATCTCCTCAAGCCCTGGCTGGCAACCACCCGCCGCAACTCGTCGCCTCGGCCGATGTTTGCAGCCGGTTGTTTGTCCAGGCATTAAACATGGTGCGCAATGCGCACCCTACATTTACGGATTAGGACATGAAAAAAAATATAAAGATTTTCACTGTAGGACTTTTAGCTGTGCTGGCGGTACCGCTTGCCGCCTGTTCCCCCCCAGAACTGGACGACGGCTATCAGTTGGGCGATGTCACCC